TCATGAATTGATTCTGCATTGGCAGAAGAAGAAGAAGAAGAAGAAGAACTCTTTGCACTTTCCGCACCTTCTTTATTTTCTTCATCTTCTTTACCAAGGTCCTTTGCCCAGTCAAAAAAATTGAAATAAGGTTTTTTCTTATCGCCACTTGCATCAGCATCAGAAGTAGAATCGGGTGTTGTTTCAGATTTTTCACTTGCATTATTTGATTCAAACATGTTGTACATTTGTTGGATTGTCTCTTCTAATTTACCGCGAAGTTCATTCTCATTAATTGCCTCGAACAAATTTGCAGCATCTCCGAATGATTTTTTATCTTCAATATTTGTGATAATTGTCATCAAAATTAGTTGAAGGTATTTCCAAATCGTCTCTCGAGTTGCATCACTTATTCCCTCTGTATTCCACAATGCGCAAAAATCAATATTCGGCAGAAAATGCGTATTCACATTCACATTTGCTGCATCTCCTTTATTAAATATTTTGTCATTCTTGTATAAAATATCAAAAAATCTTTCCGGATATACTTTTGAACAGTATTCGTATAAAATGGTAACAACCTTTGATGACTCGAGTGACTCGGCCGCACTTTCACCCAAAAACAAACGCAATGTATCTTGATACTCAGGAAAAGTATTTGAAATGTCTGCAACAAAATCAAATATTACTTTTTTAAATTCATCCGGAATATTCTTATTATCAACACCTTTTTCACCACCTTTTTTCATTTTATTATTATTTAATTACTTATAATCAAATTATAATAAAACATAGAATAAAGTATTTAAATGGTGTTTTTGTAATTTAATATTTACATGATTATTTTTTATATTTACTTTTTATTATCAAATTAAAAGAGTTTGGTTAACAAACTCAGTTTGCCTTTTTTATGTTGATTTTTTTTTCATAATAACATCGTCATCGTCATCGCAGTCCTTTGGATAATTCCTAGTGATGTCTTTAAAACAAAATCCAAGCATCTCGCCGACAGTGCTGCCCTGATGTTCGCTCATGAGGAGTTCGCGGAGTTGTAACGCTCCTTCTTTCAGGGGTGTTTGGGCGAATTCTGGGTGATTTTCAACTTTATCCTTTAATTTGGCGATTTCATTATAATTTTCACGTAGTTTGATTGCTTGTTTTTCAATGGTCGCTTTGAGTTTCTTTATTTCATCTTTGTCCTGCTGTTGTTGCTCTTTTAATCCGTCGATGTAATTGTCCATTATGCTTATATAATATAATATAATAATAGTTGATAAAGAATCTTTAAATCAAATTTAATTTAATAATAAAGCTTTGTCAAGTTGCACAAATTTTTCACATACTGCATTGACTTTTGCTGATTTTCTTCTGTCATATTTCGAACATACCCTCGCAAACGTTCAATGAAATTTGAAATATTGTCTGTATGATGTATATCCAAATCTGAATAATCTTTATTTATAAAAAAAGAAATATCAGAGTTTTCAATGGGTTCTTTATATGGGACACTTATGTATGAATTCCAAGTTTCTAAAATCAACCTCGGATTTGTTTTTTTAATTATAAAAAGTAAATTTTTCATTGTCTTTACTTCATCATCATCAGGAAAAACACTTTGAATATCTTCTATGAATTCTTCAAAATGCTGATTGAATCCTTTTATAATAAGTGTTTTGCTTACTGAATTTGATGAATTTGATTCACCTGAACAATTGGCGGTTGTCATTTTATATTTATTTATTTTATATTGTGTATTATGCGTGATGGTATTATGCGCGATGTGTGTTATAATAATATAGAAAAATATATTTTATATTATTTTTTACTTATATATATTTTTATTTCAATATTTTTATTTCAATATTTTTATTTTATTTTAACAATTCAGCATTACCCAAGAAATGACTTGTCTGAGTTATCAAGTTACCAATCATAACTATATCCCTCGTTGTCCCACCACTCATCCACATTTGCCATATCACGCATGTCTTGAATTTCTTCTGGACTCATTTCAAAACAAAACTTGAATCTTTTCATATTCCGCATTTCTTCTGGAGAAATGTACCATTCAATTGGGGCTGAATCTCCAAGCGTTTCCAAGTCTTTCACTGCACAAATGCCAAGTTTTCCACGCCTTTCACAAAAAGTATTGGGTCGTTTTGTTGTTTTTGGTGGCACATCGTCGCTGGTAGTCGGCGCCTTTACGCCGGGAAACAAATTCGATTCCGCAGAAAATGCTTCAAGAGCATCATGCGCGGTTCGTTCTCTTAAACCCAGCAACCAAAACCCTTTTTCTAAATTAATAGAATCTTCATATACCTTTTCAAAATCACCAAACGTTGTGCAAGCGCACAATTCGTCTGCACGATTGTACATCATCTTGGACAAAAAGTCGAGATAGAATGTTCCAGCTCTTGCGTCGTCCGCATCATGTGGAACCAAGTAGCCAAATTCACAAGGTGCAACGTAATCAATGCCTCGCGATTCTTGTTCCTGCTTTTTTTTCTTTTCTTCTTCTATTTCCAACTCGTATTTTTTTATTTGTAAAAATCCCTTTTCAGCTTCTTCTTTTGTCATGGATGTCATGAATGGGACATCGTACCACTTGTGTTGTTCTTTCCATGCACTCATTTTTTTGTAATAAATTTCATTCGAATACTTTTTATTTTGTTTGCGTTCATTCAATTCCCAATTCTTCAGGTGAGATGACTTTCTGAAAACCGGCACTACAGAAGGAGCGCCAGGTCTCACCATTAATGCATATTGAGGAAGAGGAAGAGGAGTATTAGCCGGTAACATTATGATATAAGTCTTCAGTTACAATCGCAGAGAGAACAGAAACAATTCTGTTGAATGTAATTTTATATAAAAAAAAATCAATTTACAATTTTACATTTTCCTATTTTGCTGCAACTGTTCCAATGAAACTTGCCCCACTTTATCCGGCGCATAATTATCAGGCGGGGTTTCTATTTTTCCGGAATTTGAATAATCAATTGTTGAGTAGTTATACATTTGGCGCATACCGCCATTACCCTTTGCCAACATTTCCTCACTGCTCTGGTCCCAAAAACTGTACGTGTCTGATGCAACGCCGTGTCCCATAAAATCGCTAGTTAATGAAAAGGGCGCCGGTTCTCCGTTGTTATTTGTCGCAATTTGATTTATTTCTGTTTCTTTTGGAGAGAGGTGTTGCAATATTTGGTCCCCGTATAAAATTTGATTTCCCTGGTTAAGTAACAGTAATGCTGGAACCCGATTTACTTGCGGAGGAAGCAAAATTTTTTCTCCATTTTCCAAAATCAAATAGGTGGTTCCATTTTGCGCCTTCTCTCGTTTATCAATGCACAAGAAATGAATCTCTTTGCTACAAGCGCTTTTAGAAAGAACTTGTAATAATTTTTTAGACTTTTCACAAAAATTACTATAATAAATGATACTGCTCATAAACTCAAAAATAAATTATAAATACTAATAAAACCAACAATAATATAATAAAAAATTATACTTAATTTAACAATGCAATAACTATTTATATTGAAATTATTATAAATATTAAATTATTGAAAATTAAAATTAAACATTAAATATCAATCAAATTTATTATTATTATTATTATTAATAATTTTATAAATAATTTTATAAATATTAAATTATTAATATAAAAATTGATTTAATATAAACAATATATAATATTATTAACCTGGAATTTATTTAATGAGCTCCTCCGCAACCGCAAGCGCAACAAGCAAGAAACCTATTATTTCTCAACACAATAATAATAAAGAAAGCTCGCTTACATTTACGTTGGAAAATTGCGATGTGTCAGTTGCAAATGCTATTCGACGAATAATTGTATCAGATGTAAACCAATACGTATTTAGAACATTTCCTCATTCTGAAAATCGAGCAGATTTTACCGTAAACACGACGAGACTTCATAACGAAATACTGAAGCAGAGGCTCGGTTGCATACCAATTCATCATTTACATACAATTGACGGTTTTGGAAATGAATACAAGAATTATGTTGTCGAAGTTGATGTAAAAAATGAAACAGACACGATTCGATACGTTACAACCGAAGATTTCAAAGTAAAAAAAGCAAAAGCAATTGAAAAAACATCAGGAGGTTCCAATGATGACGATGCCAATGATGATGTAATGTACGAATATTTATCTGAAGCAACGGTTCGTAAAATATTTCCACCCGATGCAATTTCGGGTGAGTATATTGAATTTGCAAGGCTTTTGCCAAACCTGTCTTCTTCCAATTCAAACAGCGGAGAAGCGCTCGCATTTACATGCACTCTTGAAATTTCAAATGCGAAATTTGACGGAATGTATAATGTCGCACACACATGCGCTTACAACTGCACGCCCGACACCAAAGAAATTGATAAACAGTGGAGGACAAAAGAAAAAGTAATCAGAGAAGGATTTGAATCTTCTGGTTCTGCCGCTTCTTCCATAGGCGAACTCGTTGAGAATGCAAAAAAAAATTGGGAACTTCTCGACGCACAGCGCATATTTGTGCCGAATAGTTTTGATTTTATAATTGAGACTGTTGGGGTGTATTCAAACGTGCAACTTGTTACAAAGGCATGCGACATTATGATAAAAAAATGTGAAAAATTCTTGTCTGAAATTGAACATTCTGCCGAAACAAGTGAAAGCGGGACAAACGCGATGACGACAATTGAACACGCGCGCGAATTAACTACCATGAAAAATTCATTTCGAGTGAACTTGATTGGAGAAGATTACACTCTTGGAAAAGTAATTGAAAATTATATATTTTCAAATTATTACAACAAAACGGATGGCATTGTTTCATTTTGTGGATTTAAAAAACCGCACCCTCATGCTCTAGACAGTTATATTATTGTTTCATTCAAAGACGAGATTGAATTATCAAAAGTGCAAGAACACGTTTCAAAAGTAGTTTTGGAAAGTATTTCGGTTTTCAAGTCTCTTTTTGAATCATTTAATGATTTCAAGTCTAAAAAATAATTTTATATACAAAAATAAAAAAAATAAATTCATTTTCAAATAGATAGATTCTTGAAACTTTTATATTTTTTCTTCAAATTTTACAATGAAAAAAATATAAATTGAATTTTTAATTTGTGTATTTACATTTTGTAGTGAACGACACAACAAGACTCAATCAAGACGATGCAAAGCTACAACAAGGGCAACAACAACAACAAGGGCTTCAAGGGAACCAATAAAGGAGACAAAAAAGGCGAAGAGAAGGTTTTCCGCGGACCATTTTCATCCAATATCATGGGTGTTCCCATTGTGAATGCAATCACCGGGGTCAAATACCCTTGGAATGTCGGCTCGTTTGAAGAAAGTCACTTGTGGAAAGTTTCCAACTGCACGCGATTCACTCCAATGACGTACTTTTACGACTCTCCCGAACAGTACGAGGCATACAGAAGGGTGGAATTGGACCCTGAATCAAAGGCAACTTGGCACACGTTGCAGAAACAACTGAACAACTGAACAAGATTTGATGATGATACAGTGTAAAAAAACAAAAAGAAATAAAAAGAAATAAAAAGAAATAAAAAGAAATAAAAAGAAATAAAAAGAAATAAAAAGAAATAAAAAGAAATAAAAAGAAATAAAAAGAAA